AAGAAAAGAATACTTAACTGATCATACCTCTGGATGGGGTGAGTTTGTAAAAGGATGGTGGGTGTCTGCCAAGAGTATTCCTGGTAGGGCATTTTATTTTGAAACTTATCTACCAGAATATGCAGCAATGTATGATAAGTTACCTATCAGTGCATTTGTATCTGAACCAAAAACACCGTCCCCTGATATGAATCTATTCAATTTACAATTTTGGAATTGTATGGATTATGGTATAGTGGCAGTACAAAAGCAGTTTATAGGATCAATGGACTATGAGGTCCTTACAAGGGATCATGGGGTTCAGAAGGGCACCTATGTGTGTACTATAGACAACTACCACCAAGACCCTGATACAATTGATTACAGCACCTCTGAGATACCTTCTGAACATAAGTCACATAACCTGATTGAATTAAGTAACGGTCAATACTGTTTGTATCCTAATAACAGAACGCGTATCTATGATAATAGTTTGACACCTGATAATCCTAAGATGCCAGACTTCAAAGTATCAACTGAATTCTATCAAGTTGAGAATGGTCATGACAGAATGGGATTAGGTGATGAGGACTCTTATTTCTGGAATACAACTAAAGAAAGAAATTCTAAAAAACCACTATAAATAAAACATATTCTAGTGTCCAATTATAATGCCTGTTCAAAGGATAAGTAAACCATTTAGAGATATTAGTGCTACTTTTCAAATTAATCCTTTGAATAATGATCTAATTGGATTGAAAAATGAAAATGCTATTTCACGTGCTATTCGTAATTTAATATTAACTTCACCTGGTGATAGACCATTTCAACCTGATTTTGGTTCTTCTATTAATAATTCATTATTTGAGACATTAGATTCAATTACTGCTTCTTCATTACAACAACAAATTGAAAATGTAATTATTAAATATGAACCTAGAGTTGAATTAATTGATGTAAAAGTGAAAGCAAATATTTCTAATAATTCATTTGATGTTGTAATTAATTATAAAGTGGTTGGTATTGAAGTCTCGCCACAACAAATCAATTTCGCATTAGAGTTATCCAGGTAATGCCTTTAGTTAATTTCAGCAATCTAGACTTTAATCAAATAAAAACCTCATTGAAGGATTACCTTCGAGCGAATTCAAACTTTACAGATTATGATTTTGAAGGATCTAATATTTCAACAATAATTGATTTGTTAGCATATAACACATATATCAATTCTTATAATGCTAATATGGTGACTAATGAGATCTTTATTGATAGTGCTACATTAAGAGAAAATGTAGTTTCATTAGCAAAGAACATTGGTTATACACCAAGACCTAGACGTGCAGCAAAAGCAAATATTTCATTTGCTGTTGATGTAAGTGGAACAACAACTGTTTCTGTTACCTTAAAGAAAGGTATTGTTGCTGTATCATCAGGAACATTTGATAGTCGTTCTTTTACTTTTTCAATTTCTGAGGATATTACTGTTGGTGTTAATGATGAAGGTCTAGCATTATTTGATAATATATCAATCTATGAAGGAACATATGTTGAGGAATCATTCACTGTAAATTCACGAACACCAAATCAAAAATATACTCTTTCTAATAGTGGTATTGATACAAATCTAATTAGAGTATCTGTAAAAGATTCTGCTAACTCTAATATACAAAGAGATTTTAAAGAGTCAAGAGGTTTATTTGAAATTGATTCTGAATCACCAATATATTTCCTACAAGAAATAGAGAATGAAAGATATGAGATTCTATTTGGTGATGGTTTATTTGGTTTGCCTGTACAGGAACCAAATGTAATTGAAGTAGGATATATTATATCAAATGGTTCAGAAGGAAATAATATTAGTAATGTAAATTATGCTGGCAGACTTGTAAATAATAGTGGTGGTGCTATAACATCAAATATCACAACAATAGTTGTTGATCAACAAAGTTTTGGTGGGGCAGAAATTGAAAGTGTAGATTCAATTAAAAAGTTTTCCACACAAGTATATTCTTCACAGAATCGTGCTGTAACAGCACTTGATTATGAAACAATGATTCCAAAAATTTATCCAGAAGCAGAGTCAGTATCTGCTTTTGGTGGGGAAGAATTATCACCACCAAAGTTTGGTAAAGTGATGATTGCTGTTAAACCAATTAATGGTACACATTTATCAGTAAATATTAAAGAAGATATTTCAAGACAACTGAAAAAATATTCAGTTGCTGGTATTATTCCAGAAATTGTTGACTTAAAATATCTTTATGTAGAAACTAATTCATACATTTATTACAATAGCAATAAAACATCAGGTGCTCCTCTTGTTACTGGTTTAGCACGTGAGAATGTGTTGCAATATGCTGATTCAGCAGAATTAAATAAGTTTGGTGCAAGATTCAAGTATAGTAAATATCAGAATGTTTTAGATAATAGTCATGCATCAATTACATCTAATATAACAACAGTCAATATGCGTAGAGACCTTGGTGTGATCACAAATACGTTTGCTGAATATGAAATTTGTTTTGGTAATAGATTTTACATTCAGAATCATGGTCATGGAACTCATGGTGGAGAGATTGGATTCAATATTAAATCAACAGGATTTAAAGTAGCAGGTTTATCTGACACATTATATCTTGGTGATAGTCCAGGTCAAGATTTAAAAACAGGTTCACTATTCTTATTCAAGTTGATATCAGAAAAAGAATTTGTAATTGTTAAACAAAATGTAGGAAGTATTGACTATGTTAAAGGTGAAATAATGCTGTTCCCAATTAACATCATTTCTACTGTAGTAAATAGAGGTGAACCAATTATTGAAATATCTGCTACTCCATATTCAAATGATGTTATTGGAAAACAAGATCTTTATCTCCAACTTGATGTTTCTAATGTTTTCATTAATGCAGTATCAGACCAAATCGCCTCTGGTGATGATATATCAGGAAGTAATTACATTGTAAGTTCTTCCTATTCTAATGGAACACTTGTAAGGGGAGCACCAGTTACTTCTATGAATATAACTTCAGTGAGAACAGTAACACCATCTGTTCAAACTGGTGCAACAACTGGTACAACAACTGGCACAACACCAGTTTCTCAATCCTTTACAAATTCAAACACACCAACTGTTCAAGCACAGGAATCTTTCACTGTTATAACTGGGCAAGATGGTGGTACAACCTCAACACAAAATACATATTCTTACTAAGAAATGGCGGTAGATAGAATAAAAATCAAAGATGTAATTGCATCTCAAGTTCCTGCATATGTAAGGGATGACTTTCCCCTGCTAGTTAGTTTTTTAGAAGAATATTATAACTCTCAAGAGACACAGGGAGGAACTCTTGATTTAATTGAAAATCTTGATCAATATGTCAAGGTAGATGAACTTGCTTCAATTAAATTAGAGACTAAACTTGGTGCTGATTTAGGTATCTTAGATACAACAATCACTTTATCTGCTGATACTAATTTTAATTATCAATTCCCTGATGAGAATGGTATCATCATGATTGATGATGAAATAATTAGATATGATAGTAAGACTAGGACTACCTTTGAAGGTTGTGTAAGGGGTTTTAGTGGCGTAACAAAGTATGTTGATAATTTAATACCTGATAAACTTAAATTTGCATCTAGTTCACCAGCAACACATAAGAAAGGTGCTGTTGTTAAGAATTTGAGCGTCTTATTCTTACAAGAGTTTTTTAACAAATTAAAAACACAAATCACTCCTGGATTTGAGAACAGAATTCTTGCTTCAACTCTTAATCAAAAAAACTTTGTCAAAGAAGCACATAGTTTTTACAAAACAAAAGGCACTGATGAATCATTTAAAATTTTATTCAAATCAATATATGGTGTTGATGTTGAAGTAATTAAACCAGATAATTTATTAATAAGACCTTCTGATGCCAATTACTTAGTAAGCGATGATTATGTTATTGAACAATATGTTGGTGATCCATTTTCTATTAAAAATTTAACTGTATACCAAGATTCTACTAATGCAAGAGGAACAGTTAGTAAAATAGAAAAATTAAATGAAGAAGGTAATTTTTATCAAATTTCAATTGATACTGGATATCAGAGAGATATAGATTTAAATGGAACAACTTATGGTAAGTTTCAAGTAAACTCAAAAACAAAACTTTTAAACAATGTAAGTGTTGGTGCTACAATTTTTGATGTAGACTCCACTGTTGATTTTCCTAGTTCTGGTTCATTATCAGTATTAGATACTAATGGATTTGAAAATATACTTTCATATACTGATAAAAATCTTACGCAATTTTTAGGAGTAACAACAACAACTTCAAGATTTGACAAGGCAGTTGATGTAAGAAAAAATGATTATACTTATGCTAAAATTGGCAATAATGGCAATGAAGTAAGATTCAGAATTGTTTCTGCACTTAAAGATATTGAATATACTGATAAAAACTTTGGTTTGGGTGTAGGTGATAGAATTAGTCTTAAAACTATTGGTATTGAAGATGATGGTATATCTGATTGGTTCTATAATGTTAAATCAAAATTAGATGTAGAAAGTATAGAAGTATCTAATCCTGACAATAATATCTACAATATTATTTTCAAAGATAATCATGATTTTAAAATTTCTTATGATTTAGAAGTAATTGACTTTACTTTAAGTAAAACATTCATTGGTAAAGTTACATCAATTAATTCAAGTAAATCTTTAAATGTAAAATTAACATCTTCTATTCCATCTAGCACTTTATCAAATATTTTCATTGTTGAAAATCAACTACAAAAAGGAAATTCAACACTTCTACCTAGTGTAAAAGACTTTAATGCTAATATTTTAAATATTTACAAAAAAGATAAAAAATATTTAATAGCTTCTAATAGTATTCCTCATTATGATGATGCTGTAAGATCTGATAATAAAACATTTACATTTACTGGATCAGCACAAAATGATATTATAACTCTTACTGGCAATTCTGACCATGGTTTTTATAATGGAGATCCTGTTTACTATAGTGGGTCTGTAACCACTATTACAAATTCTTATGATGGTGAAATTTTTGTAGATACTGTTACTAGTAAATTTTCAAATGTTGATGAAGGCATATATTTTGTTCAAAGAGTAAATAAATCTAGTATTAGATTATGTAAGAGTCAATCAGATTTAAATAATCAAAAGTATATTACTCCAATTGGATCAGTTTCTGATAATACATTTACATATTATCCTTTCTATAAAAAATCACTTGTTGGACAAAAAATTTATAGAGAGATTGATGAACCAATTAAAGAGGTAGGTGAGTTTACAACACAACCAGGTAAAACTGGTATTTTAATTAATGGTGTAGAAATTTCTAACTATAAATCATCTGATGTAATTTACTTTGGTGGAATTAATTCATTTGAAATAACAAGTCCTGGTAAGGATTATGATGTAATTAATCCACCAGTGCTTAAAATAACTGATAATTCTGGAACAGGAGCAAGTGGAACAGTTTCTGTTGATGGATTACTTTCTGAGATTAAAATAATTGATAAAGGATTTGATTTTGTCAATACACCTATTGTAAAAATTGTTGGCGGAAATCCAAAAGTTAATGCCACTGCTGAGGTAAATTTAATAAGTGTACCTCACTCCATTTCATTTAATTCTGGAATTATTTTTAATAATAATGAAGGTGGAGTTGATTTAGATAATAATATCATTGGATTCTCTACATTCCACAAACTAAGAAATATTGAACAAGTTGTATATGATAGCAATTTTAATCCAATCTCAGGACTTGGAACAGATCAAACTTATTATGCCAAGGTAATTGATAGCACAAGAATTCGTCTTTTTTCTAATTTTAGTGATGCTAATCTTGGCATCAACACTGTTTCTATTACATCTCTTGGTAATGGAATTCAATCATTCTCAACTGTTGACAAAAAGAAAGTTGTAAGTTCTATTAATGTAATTGAACCAGGTTCTGGATATAGAAATCAATTAAGAACAATCAATGCAACTGGAATTAGCACTTCACAAAACCTGTTTACAATTAATAATCATGGTTATGAAAATGAGGATATTGTTCAGTATACCTCAGGATCAACACCAATTGGTGGTATAAGCACAAATACAGATTATTTCCTTGAAAAAGTTGATAACAATAGTTTTTATCTCTATGAAATAGGTGATTCAACAATTGGTAGAAGATTCTATCTTGATAATAAAATCACAAAAAATATTACTAGTACAGGTGATGGTTCTTTTAACTATACACCAATAAGTGTTACTGTTGAAGGTGCTGTTGGATTAGATACTAGTTTAGGTCAAAATGTTAACTGCATAGTTGAACCAATTTTTAGAGGAAGTATTACTAGTGCCAATGTTACATCACCAGGCACTGGATATGGCACACCAGATATATTAAATTTTGACAGAAAACCAGTTGTTTCTTTAGAAAGTGGTAGTGGTGCTGAATTAATACCAATTGTAAATGGTGGAACTATTACTAGTGTAGTAGTAAAACAAGGTGGTAGTGGGTATAATTCAATGCCTGAACTTACAGTTACAGATGGTTTATATTGCAGACTCACTCCAATTATTGAAAATGGTGTTATAAAAAGTGTTAATATTTTAACAGGTGGTATTAATTATAAAAATTCTTCTCAAATTATTATTAAACCATCTGGCAATGATGGATCAGTTTCTGCTAATGTTAATAAGTGGACAATTAATAAATTTGAAAAAAATTATAATAATTTAACAGATGATGATTGTATAATTGAAGAAGGATCTATTAATAATACAATTCAACTTTGCCACCTTTATGCTCCAAGAAATATTAGAAGTAATGTATATGGCAATAAATCCAATAAAGAAACACAATATCAACATCCTGATTTAAAAATTGAAAATGGATTTGAAGTAGATTCAAAATATCACTCACCAATTATTGGATGGGCATATGATGGATCACCAATTTATGGTCCTTATGGTTATGACAAACCATCAGGTGGTGAAGTAAGAAGAATGGTAAGTGGTTATGAATTAGAAGAATCTGATAATAGACCATCACTTAATACATTTCCACTTGGATTCTTTGTAGAGGATTATGTTTTTAGAGGAACAGGTGATCTTAACATTAGTAATGGAAGATTCTGTGTTACTCCAGATTATCCTAATGGTAAATTTGTATATTTTGCAACTATTAATGAACTTACTGAGGGTAGTGGTGTATTTAAAAATTTAAAAAAACCAACATTCCCTTATTTGATTGGAAATACATTCCAACACAGAGAAAATATATTTAATTTTAAAAAAATCTCCAATCATGTTGATTATGACTTAATAAAAAATAATTGGAGAAGAATTACAACACCATATAAAATTAATTCTGAATTTGGTGGATATGATTACATTTTCAATTCAAATAATATAACAGAACAGATTATTGAAATTACTGGTGTTTCAAAGGGTAGTATAGAAAATGTTGGTATCTTTACTGGTGGTGAAAACTACAAAGTAAATGATAAAATTGATTTTGAAAAAATTGAAAATGGAAAAAATGCTAGAGCAAGAGTACAAAGCATTGTTGGCAAAAAAATTAATAGTATTGTTGTTGACACTGATAGATTTTTAAATATTGAATTTGCAAATGCTGGTTCTCTTAACAGAATTGTTGGTATAATGACAGTACCTCACAATTTGTTAGACCAGGAAAGATTAAGAATTGATGGTCTTTCACAATATTTTTCTGGTATTGATGGATTTTACAACATTGGAATTAACACTGGTTCTTATGTTCTTCTTAATGATGTTGATTCATCAGCAAATACTGGTATTGTAACCTATTTTAACATTGGTGGTGCTTTCCAATACCCCAGTATGGGACCAAATGATATTATTATCATTGAATCTGAAAAAGTTAAAGTTCTTAATAGTGATCCAATCAACAATCGTGTTAGAGTATTGAGAGAATATGATGGCACTATTGGTGCTGCTCATACTGGCAATGTCAAACTATTCCAAGATTCTAGATCCTTCTCAATAAATGTTGGCACATTAAAAACAACTAGACCTTTAAGGAGAAATGTTGAATTTTATTTTGATCCCAATGAGGCAATAGGTATTGGAACTGTTGGTGTTGGTAAAACAATCACATTCTCAAATCCTGGTGCTGGCATAACAAATATTTTTGTTCCTGATAGAGAAATTTATCTACCAGGTCATAATTTTAAAATAAATGATACTGTTAGATATAATACTAACAGTGGTAACAGTATTCAAGTTTGGACTGGTGAGGATTTTAAACCAGTTGAAGATCTATCATCAATGTCTACACTATTTGTTGCTCCTATTTCTGATGATTTTATTGGTCTTTCATCAAATAAAGTTGGTCTAGGTTCAACAGGATATGTTGGAACTGTTAATGATAAATCTGGTCTCTTGTACTTTACTGGAACTGGATCTAACACATATCACAGTCTAAAAACTGTATATGATGATGTAATTATTGGTAATGCAGAAAGATCAAAAGTAACTGTATCAACAGCAGGAACTCATGGATTATTTGTAAATGATCAAATTAATTTAAGTCTAAATCAAAAATCTAATAAAGTTATTGTAGTAAAATATAATGATTTTAACAGAAGAATTGTATTTGATCCACAATCATTTGATGCCTCTCAGGTAGATATTGATAATAATACAATTGGTGTTTCTACAAATACTTTTAAAACTGGCGATAAAATTATTCACACATCAACTTCACCTGCAGGTGGTTTAATTGATGAGAAAATGTATTATGTTTACGAAAATACTTCAACAACAATTAAATTAGTTGAAGAAAAATATGAATTAAATAAAATTTCTCCAAATTTTGTTAATATTACATCCACTAGTAATGGAACTTTATCAAAAATTAATCCTAGTGTAAGTGCTGTTACTAATTTAAAATTTGATTTATCTGATCCATCTTTATCATTTGTGTCTAATTCTGTAAAGTATCCAGCATTTAAGATGGAGATCTTTACTGATTCACTTTTTATCAATCAATACCTTAACTCAAATAATAATTTTGATTTTAACGTTAAATCATCAGGCACTATTGGAACAGATGGTGAACTTACTATTAATATAGATGGTATTCCTAATACACTTTACTATAAGTTTACAAATATAAATCAATCATTTATTTCTGATGTAAAGAAAGTAATTATTGATAGGAGTGTAAAATCACATAATGCCATTTATAAAACAGCATCAGTTTTTGATGGCACCCATACAATTATTGGGATTGGTGCAACAACCTTTGATTTTAATCTGAACACAATTTCTCCTCAAATAACATTTAATTCAAATAATTCAGATGCAAAATATAAAACAACATCAATAAATGCTTTTGGTTCAATTGAAAAAATTATTACAGTTGATAATAATTATGGATATAAAGAAATTCCAAGTATAACAAAAATTAGGACTGGTGTTGGAACTGGCGCTATTTTATTTGCAGAATCAACATCAATAGGTCAAATTAGAAATCAAAAATTTAAATCAAATAACATAGGATGGAATTATCCCTCTGACAAAACTCTTAAACCAACAGCAAATCTTCCAGAAATTGTTGAAGTAAACCCACTTTCATCTATTGAAAGAATTGGTATTTCTTCATCTGGCATAGATTATTTGGTTGCTCCAGATTTGATTGTTATGGATGGTTATTCTAGAAGAGTCATTGATGATTGTGTATTAGAATATAATTTAGGTGACCCAGAAGTCAACATTATAACAAATACAAAGGGAATCTATCCCACCACTCCTAGAATTATTCCTGTCAATAATTCTAATGGATATGAAATTGGTGATATTACTCTTACTGGAACAACAGTTAGATTAGATCTTACTAATCAATTCAATAGTGATTCTGAATATCCATTTGCTATTGGTAGTAAAGTTTATATTGAAAATATTAATATAGGAGTTAATACTACTGGTAGAGGATATAACTCAAATCAATATAATTATGAATTTTTTGAAGTTGTTGGTGTCAAAACAAATGCTGGTGGTGCAGGTGCTTATGTAGAGTATACATTAAGTGATAAACTTGTTGGTTCAGAATTTCCTGGATCTGTTGTTTCATTTAATTCAGCAAAAGTAATCCCAGAAGAGCATTTACCAATTTATGAACCAATATTGAAAGAAAATGTGTTCCTCAATGATGAAAAAGTTATCTGGGATAATAGTTTTGGTATTGTTGATAGTTACAATAAAAAAACTAATATTTTAAAGGTAAAATCACAAAAAGACTTGCCTATTGGAAGTATTATCACTGGTGATTCATCAAAGACAAGGGGTCAAGTTATAAAGAGATTTGATTTTAAAGGAGATATTGTAATTGGTGCTGGTACAACCATATACAATGGTTGGCAGAAAAATACTGGTATGTTGAATGATGAACTTCAAAAAATACCAAATAATGATTATTACCAAAAATTCTCATATTCATTAAAATCACCTATCTCATTACATGAATGGGAAAATACTATTGGTGCTCTTAATCATACAACTGGATTTAAAAAATTCTCTGATCTTCAGGTTGTAAGCACTGCTCAAGCACCTGTGGAAGCAAATGATGCAGATGTGTCATTTATTATTGATGTTGTGGGTGAGGGTGATTTAAATTGTTGGTATGATTTTGATAATGCAAAAGAAAATCTATTTGAGGTTAATGGTCAAAAGGCATCAGATAATATATTCCTTGAAAATACTATACTAACAGATTATTTTGAGTCACAAGGTAATAGAGTTCTTAAAGTTGATGATGTAAGTTCTTTCTTCAATAGTCAAGAAAATCCTGAGGCATTTGCTAGAGTTTCTTCATTCACTCCATCAGTCAATTTTACTAAGAGTCTTTTCTTAGTACAAGATACTACGTTTACAGATGAGAGACAATTCCAAGTTTCAACAGTTATTGTTGATGATGATAATTCTTACATGACCACTTATGGCAAACTCAATACTTTCCTTGATTTGGGTGATTTTGATGTCATAGTTGATTCTGAAGAATGGGATTTTGAATTCCACCCAATAAAATTTGAGTATAATAATTATTTTGTTTCATCTTTCTCTTTTGCTTTTGAACCTGAGGTAATTGGAGCTGCTTCATCATCATTTGGTGATGTAGTCAACTTCTCAACTCATGAAGTAACTATTCCTACAAACACTATAACAAACATTGTTTCAGTAGGAACAAGTTATAGATCAATGAAGGTAATGAACCTTATTGTCTCAGGTGATGATTATCATTTTGCTGAATTTAATATTATTCATAATGACTCAGAATGTACAATAATTGAATACAATAATATTGATGACAATCCTGATTTTAATTATGGTGGAGGAATTGGAACATATAGTGCTGAAATTATTGGTATCAATGTAGCACTTAGATTCCACCCTAATCCTGGTATAGCAGCAACTTCTTACAGTCAGGTTGTTTCTGCATCAAGAGGAACAAGTGTAACAGGATTTACCTCAATGACCACTGCTAAGGTTGGTAGTGGATATACATCTATTGCTTCATCTGGATCACCTACTGCTCATATTGTCAGTAGTTATGATACAATTTCTGTTGATGAAAAATATGCTGCTTCATATCAAATAGTTACTGTTGAAGATGTGGCAAATAATCAGGCTGAAATGTTTGAACTTGGGATCCTTAACTCAGCAACTATTCCAGCACAACAATTTACACAATTTGGTAATGTAGAAACAAATGCTGGTCTTGGAACCATTGGCATAACAACATCTGGCAATTTTGTTAATGTAGTTTACACACCAAATCCAAATACTGCTGTTGAAGTAAGATCATTCTTTGTTGATCTTAGAGAAATCCAACCAAACACAGAATTAGATAAAATTGATTACAATGATTTCTTCTTCAAAACTCAAAGAGGAAACTTTTTTGGCACAAAAACTAATATTAAGAAAGATTTTAATCTTCTTCACAAGGGTGATCCTATATTTGAAAGGCAGTTTGATGGAATAACAGGTGTTGATACATCCTCTAATTGTATTATATCAGCAAATCATTTTTTCCAAAGTGGTGAAGCAATAAAGTACAATACACTTGGT